ATCTCCTGCTATGGCGGTCCCCGTGGTCCCTAACTTCACACAGGGGTCGATGACAAGCCACACAGAGACGACACAAAAAATTACAGAAACCATCAACTCGATGGACTATAACACAGGGTATCAATACTCTGTGACAGGTAGTGGAATTACAGCATCAGGTAATCTTTCTCCTGGCACTGGAAGTAACAATGTAACTATTGATGGAGTGACATCATCATGGACTGGAATAACAAGCAAACCAACATTCACACAGACAACACCAGGAGCAGCGTTTCAATTCACAGAAACGTATTCAGGTCCTGGTTTAAGCACACAAACAATCATTCAAAGAACAACAGAAGTTACAAGCGTAACCGACACTACAAGTATCTTCTCCCAGTAATTATCAGTGCGCTCATTCCTCAAGAAGCACTCGCGAATGTTGGTGGTGTTAGTGCTACTGCGGCTCCTGTCGCCAATAGTTCTGGCTCTGTTACTAACCAAGCCATTCAGGTTCTTCAAGGTCCCTACATCACCAACACCTACGGTAACGGAATCCAGTGTCAAGGTGCAACTAGAAACTTCACACCATATGTAACTGGTAGTGCTTCTGCTACTAAACCATATGAGCCATATTATAATGACCCAGTATATGATATGAGAGATTTGGATGAAGATGGAGCACCAGATAATCCTGGTGATGTTTTGTATACTGTCCCTGTAAGGACAGGACAAAAAGATAACTACAACTTAGGCGTTGGTTTCTCTATCACATGGTCAACACCATTAGATAAGAAAGCACAAGAATTGTGTAAGGAAGCAGCACGAGCAAATATTGCTTTGATGCAACAAACGAATGCCAATAAAAGATTAGACTTTGAGATTGCGAGACTCAAAAATTGTGGTGAGTTAATGAAGGCTGGGATTATGTTTAAGCCTGGGACAAAGTATGCTGCAGTGTGTGCAGATGTCGTGGTAATGAATAAGAATGCTATCGCACCACACATTCACTCTATCCCTTCTTCCTCTTCCTCCTTGGAAAAACAGAGCGCAGTGCCTTCACAGCCTGGTTCATCTGACGCTGCTCTGCTCGGCGCTCCCCTGCAGAGAGGATTGGGGGAGTCTTACCCCGCAAGGCAGCAATCTTCTTCATCACTTTCTTCACGGCAGGTTTCACCGCTTTTAACAGAAGGTCAGCAAGAGGTTTTGCAAGCAGTGCCGAAGCAGTAGCAATAACAGCAACGCCTCCAACTTGTACAACTTGCCCACCACTAGGAAGTCCCGCTACTATCTGTTGAGGTAGTGGGACTTTTTCTGTTATCTGAACACACTCGTCACCTTTCAATTCATAGGCAACAACCTTCTTTCTAAATCCTTCAACGAATGTACCAACAGGTTCCTTTGCCTGCTGTGCTGGTGTAGGACAATCTACCTTGGCAGTAGCAGGAGGAATTTTAGGTGTCGGCAACTGTGGTGTTTCAGGAGTTTTAGGTTTCTCTTTTGCTCCAGTATCTACACCAGCAGGATATGTTGGGACTATCTGCTCAGGTTCATACTGAATAGGATTAAAACTAGGGACGCCAGAATCGCAGTACGTAACCAGTCCTCTTTCGTCATCTTGACCTACTGTTTTAGATTTACTATTGGATTCATGTGCCTCTACACATCCAGGTACATCAACAATAGGCACACCAATATTTACCACTACAGGAGGTGCTAGTGGGACTGATTGGGAGGTTGTTTCAAAAACATTTATAACTGGAGGAATATCTAACTCTCGTATTCCAATATTATTTGTTTGAATATCAGGAATTTCTGGCATCAGTCATCTGTAAACAAATTCACTACGGCACTAATAGCGGCATGAAAAGCAACATACAAGAAAAATGTATTGTCAGCATCTTTCTTTTTCGCTCTTTTACTTGGAGATACAACCATAATAACCTCAAGTTAATATAATACTATTTAACCACTTTCATCAAATTCTCAGCAATCATTGAATACTTGTCCAACTTGCGACCCTGCTTCAGATCCAATCTTCTGTCCTAGGAGTAATGCCCAACCACCTGCTAACCATCCAACGTAAGGAATGCTAGCGACAGCAGGGACAGCAACACCTGCAGCGATTGCACTACCTGCCATTGCACCTTGTGACCGTGCTCCAGCGTCCGCCACTAAACACTCTACTTCTTTTGCAGACTTTCCCTCGGCGTCTGCAGCGCCACCCCCTAGGTTTCTAGCACCCTCTCTGGTGTATTGGTCACGACGATACTCATCACGATTGGTAGTGCCACCACCAAATAGACCTCTCTTCTCTTGATTCAAATGTAAGGATTTTTCAGACTCTAAAACTTTAGGGTCATCAGCACGAAACTCAATCTCATATCCATCCTTGCCAGCTTTAATTCTGTAAGATGAGTATGGACCATGTGGAATATTGAATGCTGGTGGTTGATGAATCTTCTCTTGTGGTCTCAATACATATCCCAGGAGTCCAATATGAGAAACACCAACAAGACCAAGTAATGCCCATCCAATAGTCTTTATTGGCAATGTTTTCTTTGTTGGTGTTTTAGTTGTCATTTTTAGAAGGGGATAGCAGGACCAGTTGTAGAAGGTACCTCAGGCATCTCTGGCATGGCATTGTCTAAAAGACCAGGCAGAGCACCAGTAATACCTTCAGTAATAATTTCCGTGAGGCGTTCTTGTGCTTGTGCTTTCCATGCTTCTTGGTTCATAAGCACATAAGCACCACCGCCGATCAAACCAAGAGAGGTAAGACCAGACAGCAGTGCTACAACGTTAATCAGTTTTTGCATCTTTCTTTGGCTCAATAGCGGAAACAACTTCTGGCTCTTTCTTCGCTACTACTTTACCATTACCATTACCACCACCTGCTTTAGCAGGAGACAGTCCAAACGCAGCTAACGATCCAGAGAAGACCGAGGCAATGAAGGTAGGGTCAAAGTCTAGAATCTTTTGACCATTGGGAAGTCTAACGTAACTAAAGGTTAGGAGAGAAGCGGACCAAATAAGTACAACAACTTTCACCAAATTACCAAGGACTTCACTTTTATCTTCATGCTGGTCGTCTTTCTCTTCTACCTTTGCTTTGGATTTACCGAGCATAGGTATAGGAGTAAGGCTCTTCTATTTAGGCATATAGTTATTTTCCTGTAGCCACTTTTTAGTCAAAGGTGTTGGAGGATAAACTTTCCACATCTCGCCTGCTGCACATGCTGCCAGAGCATCCTGTGTCATATTTTCTGTACGTCCTGCCCATCCTGCTTCTGCTTCCCAAGGTACAGCAGACTTTGGATAGGTGCGCTCTGCCATCACACGCCAGATCATAGGCACATCTTCTTCAGGATGGATGATAGCAATCAAACTATTCTTGATACTACCTGCCATACAATCTTGTGCAGCGTGCCATCCTTCATGACGCATCACCATCATCAGCGTGCCAGGGTTGTCCATGTATTCCTTGTTGAGGAAGAAGTTATTACCCACAGTATGATACACACCACGGTGCATAGGTGGGAAATACTTTGAGTCTGCTAGAAACACCCTAACTCCGACCTGATTAAGGGAAGAAAGCATGTGGTTGAACTCCGCAGCAACAGGAGTATAAGACTCAGTATTGGGATACTGACTAGAAATATCCAAAAGACTAAAGACTTCTTCGACTCCATCGGTGCATTCCCTAAGTAACATACAACCCATGGAATCCATAGAATTGTATCCTTTAATGTGACCAGATGCATGGTCTGCCATTGCTGGACTTCCCATGAGCATCAAAGCCAATAGTAGTTTTTTCATATCATTTATTAAACATTTGAATATAGTATTCTGCATCAACTACAACCAAAGGTTTTTTACCATTCTTTTTGATAACAACTATCGGCTCATAGTCTCCACAGTTAGCAGCAGATTGCTCGTAGGCATCCCAGATATTGAGTTTCTCTACATTCTTACATTCTATACTATGAGGAAACTTTTGTCTAGCTGCCCGTGCCATGATGAGGTCTTCACCACCAGCACCCATGCTGCGTGACTCAATATCTTCGGGGTGGACATTCAGTTTTTCAATCAACTGCTCTCTCACCCACTGCTGCAATCTTCTTCCTTTTGCTTTCGCAGATTGCGGTCGCATAAAAAAATACCCCCATCACTGGAGGTATTTATAGGTTACATCAATGGGTCGTCCCACGGGTCAGGTATTTGTATCTTAGTGCTTGGAGGTGCCACGCTTGTGCCAGACTCTTCGGTCCCTCCCTCACCAAACGGAGCTCTAATTCTGAGAGTGGGAAGGTTGGGCACGCTAGAAGGTCCCTCTTCCACGATTGGTTGTCTGTTGCGCTCATCTTCCTCTTCCCATATCTTACCAATGTATTTTACTTGTTGATCTATCCGATGCTTGGTTTGCAATTCTTTACCTTCCCAATACCATTTTTCTACAAAAGAAAATAAATGCTCCAACACTGTTCTAAGAGGTGGTTGCTTTTTTGCAATCCACCTCTTAATTTTCTGTAAGGTAGTCTCCTTTTCTTTATCGAAGACTACCTCAAACTCATAGTTGAAATCCTGCGAAGGTATCTTTTTTGACATCTTGTTTAATACCACCAATTACATATGATTCCACCTCTGTCTCTTGAGGAGCGACTTGTAGACCCTTAGAGGACAGCCAGTGCTGCGTCCAGGGTAGGGGGTTGTTAGACATGGGAGTGTCGAAAACTGGTTTGAGACCGATTGCTCTCATGCGACGGTTAGCAATATACTCAACATAGGAGCTGAGTAGTTTTTCATTGAGACCGATGATGCTACCATCTTTGAAGAGATATTCCGCCCACTTCTTCTCTTCATCAACAGTGCGCTTGAATTGCTCTACCGTCCACTGCTCTTCTTCCTTAGCGATTTTAAGGATGTCAGGGTCGTCCCCATCACGCCATTTGTTGATGATGTTTTGAGTAAGGACAAGATGCTGGCTTTCGTCTCGGGCGATGAGAGAGATAATTTTAGCGGATCCCTCCATAATTTTGAGCTCACCAAACGCAAACGAGCAAGCAAAAGAGACATAGAATCTGATTCCTTCCAGGATGTTGACATTGACGACTGCCTTGTAGAGTTTCCTTTTGAGCTCATAGAGTTGCTCTTCAGCATAGTATACACCTTCTTGAGCGTGCTGCCAGTCATTACTGTTACCGTATTGCTGTGCTGCACGGATGAAGTCGTCGTATGCTTGAGTAACGCTCTTCGCTCTCTCCATAATGTTAGCATCATCTAGGATGGTGTCAAACACTTCGGTGGGGTCAGAGTAGACATTCTTAATAATATATGTATACGAGCGGGAGTGAATCATCTCCATCATCTCCCATACAGTCATAGCCCCCTCAAGTTCGGGTAGGCTAACGTAAGGGATAAAAGCCATCCCAGGACCACGCCCTTGTACAGAATCCAACATGATTTGGTATTTAAGATTCGACGTGTAGATATGCTTCTGCTCGGGGCGTAGTTGTGCATAGTCTGCTCTGTCCTTTTGAAGGGAAACCTCTTCAGGTCTCCAGAAGTAACCTAGTTGCTGTTGAGTAAGTTTCTCAAAGACAGGATACTTAAAATTGTCGTAACGTTGGACTCCAAGAGGAGCACCGAAAAACATAGGTTGTTTTTTTGTGTTGACATGATTCGGATTGAATACCGTCATGCCATCTACTTTAGGTTTGTCTTCTGAGTTTAACTTAAATTTTGCAACTGTCACAATCTTCCTCCTCTGGTGCTCCGTCTAGGATTGAGTTTAGTAAATTTTCTACTGATTTTTTCTTATCGGTTTCGTCCTCGTCTGCGTCCTTTTTAATATCATATGTATTCTGATAGTAAGAGGTCTTCCATCCATACTTGTAAGTATTCAGGAAATCTTCTGCCATAACAGAAACTGGGACTTCATTGTCTGGATAGTTTTCTGGATTGTAACTCCAGTTACCACTAATCGCCTGGTCAAAGAATTTTTGCATCACAGCAACAATATTAATATAACCATGATTAGACTCCATGTCCCAAAGTAACGTATATACGTTTTTAAGAGTTGTATATTGAGGGACAATCTGCTTGAGGACTCCCTTCTTTGACTTCTTAATGGACAGGAAGGCACGGGGTGGCTCGATTCCGTTGGTTGCATTTGACACAACGGAACTGCTCTCTGAAGGCATCTGTGCGGACAGTGTGCTGTTTCGGAGACCGTGCTCTGTGATAGATGCCCTAAGACTATCCCAATCATACTTCAAATCATTCCTTACGATATCATCGACATCCTTCTTGTATGTATCAATCGGAAGAATTCCATCAGAATACTTCGTGCGATGAAAGTATCCACAAGCACCTTTCTCTTTCGCCAACGTGTTGGAAGACTTGAGAAGATAGTATTGGAATGCTTCCGTCAGGTCATGGACCATCTGTGCTGCTGCTCTCTCAGAATACTTGAGACCATTCTTCGCAAGGAAGTGAGCGAGACCAATATAACCGATGCCCAATGAGCGACGATTCTTAGTAGAGGTCTCTGCAGCAAGGACAGGATAGTGCTGATAATCAATCAACTCGTCAAGTGCCCTCACTGAGAGGTCACACAACTCTTCCATCTCATCAAAGTTTTTAATCTTACCTACGTTGATAGCAGACAAGATACACAAAGCAATCTCACCCTCAGGGTCATCAATGTGCTGAAGGGGATTGGTAGGCAGGGTAATCTCCTGACACAGGTTGGACATATTTACCTTGTCCTTGAATGAGGAGTGCTCATTGCAGTGGTCAAGATTCATAATATACATCCGACCAGTCTCTGCCCTCTCCTTCAGAAGGTCCAGAATAAGCTCCTGGGCACCAATTGCCTTTTGAGGAATATCTGGGTCACCCTCGTAAGCTCGATATAGATTATCAAATCCAGGAGTACCAAAAGCATCATACAGACCTGGCACGTCGTGCGGACTGAAGAGAGTAATGTGCTCGTTTTTGATGAATCTCTCATAGAAGAGTTTAGAAATCTGAATACTATAATCTAGTTTTCGGACACGATTATCTTCAGACCCTTTGTTATTCTTAAGGACTAGAATGTCTTCGATTTCTTTGTGCCAGATTGGGAAGTGGACAGTCGCGCTTCCGCCTCGTATGCCATTTTGAGTGCAGCATCTGACAGTTGCCTCAAACTTTTTGAGGAATGGAATAACACCTGTGTGTGCAACTTCTCCGCCTCGGATTTTACTGTTGATGCCACGGATTCTGCCTGCGTTGATACCGATGCCCGCCCTTTGTGCAACATATCTGCCGATAGCCATATCAGAACTAAAGATGCTATC